TTATGCTTTCTTTGCATCCTCAAAAACCTCAGGGTGGGACAAATTTGGGACATCGTCACTCAATATGTCGTCAATTTTCCTCGCGTGCTCTGTCAAATGATTAGGTGCAAGGTGGGCGTACCTACGCACCATTTCGATAGACTCCCAGCCGCCCATTTCCTGAAGTACTGACAGCGGTACACCTGACTGAATTAACCAACTGGCCCAAGTGTGGCGGAGGTCATGAAAACGGAAATTTTCAATTCCTGCCCGACGACATGCTGTTAACCACGATGTGTTATAGTCCAGGCGCATCTTTCTGATGCTTGGTGTCATTGTCCCGTCAGGCCTTCTGGCAGCAGTGGTATAAACAAACACCCAGCGGTGATGTTTGCCTATTTGATCACGCAACACCTTGCAGGCAGTGTCATTCAGTGCGACCCCAATAGCGCGGTTTGACTTACTGTCTTCAGGGTTTACCCAGGCAACACGTCGCTGCATATCGATTTGTTGCCACTCCAGATTAATAATGTTTGATCTCCTCAGGCCAGTTGCCAGTGCAAATTTAACTACAGATTTCAGGGGATCAGAACATGCATCAATGAGTCTCCTGGCTTCTTCTTTTTCCAGCCATCTCACGCGTTTGTTTTTTACGGCAGGTATTTTGATTACAGGTGCTTTTTCAAGCCATTTCCAGTCTCGCTCTGCGGCGCGCAGAATAGCCTTGATCATTGCCAGGTGTGTTGCTTTTGTTTGCGTGCTCACCGATTTAGGTATATAGGCCGGTGGTTCTTTCCCTTTTCTTAATGCAGCCTCCACCTGCAACTTCCATCTCTCCTTTGTTTTTCGGTTATACGCTTTGCTGATAACTGAGTAGATCATTGCCTCCGATATATCCTTAATCCTTATTCCCTCGAAATGCTCAATCCAGAATGCGATTCTGGATTTATCGGAATCGATGGATTTCTTGTCGGCTTTTTCCTCAAGCCATCTCAGGCAGGCTTCTTCGAAAGTGACATCTGGCATATCCCCCAGTCTGTCTACTCGCCAGAGTTCTGCTTTTCGCTTGTCGTGCAACTCCTGAGCTTGCCGCTTGTCCTTTGTGCCAAGAGACTCCTTAATTCGCTTCCCGCCCGGGAGCGAGTACGAGGCGTACCATATTTCACCTCTGCGGAAGAGTGACATTTTCTTTCCTCTGTTATGCCATCACCCGCGCTCACCTGGACAGTATGCAGCGGTGAATGAAGTGCTGCAATGCAGGCTTGCCGGGTTGTGAGATAAGGTGATCTTTTACCGGAAGAATTTTTTCGTGTTGCCTGTAGTCGGCCTGTTCGTATCCAGTTAACAGCTGTTGGCCTTGATATCTTGAGAAACTGACAGGCCTCTTTGAGGGTGATACTGTGTGAATCCATATTTTTGCCATTAAAAACCGCCCGAAGGCGGTTGTCAGTTGATTGATGTACGTCGCATTTTTCGAAGGCTGGCAATATGCATTTCCTTCTCAATTTCCGCTTTAATCATGTGTAGTTCGTTGTAGTCGACTCGCTCAAATTCTTCATTAAATGCACCAATTGAAGTGGCTCGGGTTCTGCCGTCGAGTCTTCGGTAGATCACCTGAGTAAGAGTTACCTTGCAGATTTCCACCGGATAGTTGTTGGCATCGACGAAAGATTGCCCGCGCTGGATCAGGACGAACACCGGTAGCATTCCTTAACTGTCATATCATTTGCACCTCGTTGCTACGGCTATCGCCATTGCTCCCCAAATACAAAACTAATTTCAGCCAGTGCTTCGTCCATTTTTTCGATGAACTCCGGCACCATCTCGTCAAAACCAGCCATGTATTTTTCATCCCGCTCGACCACGACATAATGCAGGCCTTCACGCTTCATGCGCGGGTCATAGTTGGCGAAGTACCAGGCATCTTTTCGAGTCACCCACATGCTGAATTGCACCTGGGCCATGTAAGCTGATTTTATGGCCTCGAAACCACCTAGCCGGAATTTCATGAAATCCCGGGAGGTAAACGGACATTTCAGCTCAAGGCCGTTGCCGTCACTGCATAATCCATCCGGAGAGCAGGCGGTACGCATACTTTCGTCGCGATAGATGATCGGGGATTCAGTAACATTCACGCCGGAAGTAAACTCAAACAGGGCTCTGGCGTCGTTCTCGTACTGTTTTCCCCATGCCAGGGCTTTGGCGTTAACTTCCGGGGCCACACCCGTGCAGACCTCAGCCAGCAGGGTGTGGAAGTAGGACATTTTCATGTCAGGCCATTTCTTTCCGGAGCGGGGTTTGGCTATCACGTTGTGAACTTCTGAAGCTGTGATGACCCCGAGCCGTAATTTTTGCCATGCATAATCTCCCTGCTCGACACCTCTCACGTCGATCCCGGTACGTTGTAGGATAATTTCTGGTGTCATGCTGCCACCTTCTGCTCCGTGGCTTTCTGTTTCAGGAATCCAAGAACCTTCTCTGCTTCGGCCTGGGACAGTTCTGACGACGCTCGAATGTAGCGGCGAAATATCTGGGAACAGAGCGGCAAGAGGTCGTCGTCCCACGTTTTTTCCATGGAAGTAAGAAGGGCGTTAATTTCCGACATGGTCTCTTCGTTAACCGGGGTGATGTCGCGTTCCGGCTGACGTTCTGTAGTATATGCGGTATTTTCGACAATGCGTTCGGCTTCATCCTTGTCATAGATACCAGCAAATCCGAAGGCCAGACGGGCACACTGAATCATGGCTTTATGCCGTAACATCCGTTTGGGATGCGACTGCCACGGCCCCGTGATTTCTCTGCCTTCGCGAGTTTTGAATGGTGCGCGGCGGCATTCATCCATCCATTCGGTAACACAGATCGGATGATTACGGTCTTTGCGGTAAATCCGACATGTACAGGATTCATCGTCCTGCTCAAAGTCCATGCCATCAAACTGCTGGTTTTCGTTGATAATGCGGGACCAGCCATCAACGCCCACCACCGGAACGATGCCGTTCTGCTTATCAGGGAAGGCGTAAATTTCTTTCGTCCATGGATTAAGGCCGTACTGGTTGGCAACGATCAGCAATGCGATGAACTGCGCATCGCTGGCATCACCTTTAAATGCAGTCTGGCGAAGAGTGGTGATCAGTTCCTGTGGGTCGACAGAATCCATGCCGACACGTTCAGCCAGCTTCCCTGCCAGCGTTGCGAGAGCTGTACTCATCTGGTTTATACCTCTGAATCAATATAAATCTGGTGGCGGGCAATGGTTTCAACCATGTACCGGATGTGTTCTGCCATGCGTTCCTGAAAATCGACATCGTCATCAAATGCACGGGCAATGGCTTTTTTGCTGGCTCCATGACGTTGCAGATTATCGATGCACAGCGATTCAAACAGGTGCTGGGGCAGACCTTTTTCCAGGTCGTCCGCCAGTTCAGTCTCATTTTCTTCACGGGCAATTTGCCGGTAGTGTCGTGCCCATGACTGCTCTTCAATGCGATCGGGGATAAGCCAGGCATTCATGATTTATCACCTCCAAAATTTTCAAGCCTGTTGGCAATCATGATTGCGATATCAGGGATTGCTGGCGCTGTTGCGACGCATGCAGGGTTTGCGCACAAACCATAGACGGCTGCAAGCACGAGCTGCCTTTTCCAGTCGAAATCTGCTTGCTCTGAATCATCATTATTGTCAGAAGCATCACTATCTGGATCGATGTGAACAACCGAATCGTGTTCCTGAGTTGTATCAACAGCATTTTTCTGAATGTATTCATTCTTCATTTGTGCCTGGTCATCTCCAGCAGCGGTCTCATTTTCTCCAAAAGTTTCAGCGTAAGTTTCATCTCCCATTACTGGACCACAGTCAGGGCAATGCCCGCCACTGTTCTGACCGCATGCGGTGCAAACCTTTTCCACTTCCTGTTGCATTACTGGCCCAGGCTGTTGCTCTTCCGGTCCGTTTTGTTGCGTATCCGGGCTGTTTTGTTCCACTTTGGATTGATTCTGGTCCTCAGTGTCGCGAGTCTGGATCCCCTTCACCCATTTCGGGTCGGTTGGGTCGCTGATGCCTTCAACGAACTCCCCACGAGAGGCAGCCAGCAATTTGTCTGCATCGACAGGATTTTTGGGCAAAATGTTTTTCCTGGCTTCATAGAGTTCTGCTCTCAGTTCCTGGTATTTCGTTTCTACAGATGAGACATTTTCCAGTGATTGCGTGTCCGCATTATGTTTAACTGGAATTTCTTCCACTGATTCAGGCGCTGCCTGTTCATTAGACATTGCGTCCGATGTTTGCTGCTTTTCTTCATCGTCATGTATCTCTTCTGCTGTTCCGCGCTGCGGCATCGGGGCTGATGAGCGACCGCAGGCAATTTCCACGATTTCCGGATCCGGGTTAGAGTGATCGGTTTCGGTCAACACTTTGTTGAGATATTCAGTCACGCGCGCCGGGATAGCCTCAATGCCAATTGGTGCTTCTTTCACTGAAGCCACCACAATGGCGCGGGAATAATCCAGCCCACCGGGCATGGCGATGAATTTGTCACGGAAAACAGAAAAGGGCGGTTTATTCTCTGCAACGATTTCTTCAACGCGTTTTGCATGTGCAGGGTGCAGGTTATAAATATCCACATCCATTGAACGGGCCAGAACGCCAGTGGCAATGTCTCGCGCCAGTGATGCCTGATTGTGGGTAAAGCCTTCGCCACGATCGGTAAGATTTCCGCCGCCAGCGTTAGCACCGGAAGGCGTACGGGTGATGCCTGTAACACAATTTCCTTTCTGCCATTCTTTTGTCAGCAATCCCTGATCCACATAGTCTGTTTTCATCCAGGTGGAGATGAACTTGTCGAATTCGGCCGGGCCGATATGACGGGTTGTTGAGTGAGAGAATGCCTTTCCAACGGATTGTGCCAGTCTTCCCAGATGATAATTCGTCAGCTTATCCAGTTCTGGATGTGAACGCACAGCAGTAAGCAGGCTCTGAAGGTAACTGTCTTCTGTGTCCATCTCCAGACGAATCACCTGATTACGTTGTTCTGGTGTGGCGTGATGCCGGTATTTTCCATCTTCATCCTTGCTGAAGAAGAAGAGGTGAAGGAAGCGATGAGTAAGGCTCAGAGTGGCGACGGGAATTTCACACTCAGAACAGTTATCGTCGCTGTCCGGGGATTCGCTTTTCTCCACATCATCCGGAATAGTTCCGTCCAGGTTATCGTTGTCATCGCCAGCAGTTGTGGCATCTTCACCGTTGATGTTGTCATCGAAGGGGATAGCCATCATGGTGATGCCATCGTTACCGCCTTTTTCATAGCGGTTGCAGAATTCAGTATCAAACACGCCTTCCGGTGGAAGGTCATTCACGACGGGGAAATTTACGCGAACGGGTTTTTTGAAATCATCCTCGTCGTAGCCTGCATCGTCCATGGCTGCAATGCAGCGGGAAACTGCGACAGAAAGTTTTCTGGTATCAGCCCAGAAAAAACCGCCTTTGATGCCAAGGCGTTTTCTGACTTTATCGTTTTTTGCTTCGCAGTGCAGTGCAAAAGTTTGTTTATCAGCGCTCATTGTATTTAAACCTCTGGCTGGGTTAGAATTAGCGGCCCTTTGTCTGATTTCTCCGAATACAGTGACGCAGGGGGTAGTCCGGCAGCCTGCGCTGCCGGATTTTTTATTTCAGTGTAAGGTTGCCTGGTTTGTTGTTTTGTGAGTTGTTTTTTTCTTTTCATGCTGGCAGTCAGAGCAGTTGCATTCGCCATTTTCTCTGAGAAGTTGAAGTGCCAGGGTCAGTTCCTGAATTCTTTGTGGTTCAATATGACTGTCGACAATTTCAGATGCAGCATGAATATATGGGCTGGTGGTTTCGCAATATAAACCGAAGGAAACAAAGCGACTGTCTTTATATTCGTTATTTCCAACTTCTGTAAGCACTGAAAAAGAAAATACAAAGTCGATTTTGTATTCTTTGCATATTTTACTGATGCGTTCTGCAATTTCTTTGAGTTCATTTATTGCATCAGGGCTGGTTTCGGAAAATATTTCATTTTGCGCAAGTTCTTTCATTTTGATTTTTCCGTGATTGATAATTAATGCGGTTTTTATTTCGGCTTGTCTGTTACATATATGGAAGGTGTATTTTAATTACTCGTCACAACGACTCTGCTTTTACGGGTAAGCCATCGCGCCCGATGAATACTTTAATCATGCAGTTGGTAATGCATGTTTTTGTAGTCAGGCTACGAATATAGAGCTTTCTCTTTTCAATATTGTTTGTTGAAGCGATATATGTGCGGCCTTCATGAAGAACATAATCGCCAGGTGTCACGCACTGACGTGGTATTTCATCAGTTCCGAAGTGATGAGCAATCATAATTATCTCCATTTTCACAAATGAATTTTGTTGATGCGGTGCCTGGTGCCTCCAGGTGACGTTAACCAGTTAACAATTAACGCCGGAGCAGGGGATGATGATTTTCCGTGACATCCTGTCGGTTTAACTGTTCCGCGTGCGCATAGCCGCATTCACCGCATCATAAAATTCACTTTAAAAAAGGGCGGACATCAGCAATCGGCAAACCGATGTCCGCCAAAGAGGATATTGATACATGGATGTTGCAGCGGGGTTGTCACTCAGGCGTCTGGGGCGATTTCCATTATTTACGATGCACTTGAAACATTCCTTGATCGAAAGCTTTCATCTGTCACCGACGGAACATCGAGTAAGCAATAACATTTAACACACACTCTAAATAACAAGGGGTGGGCTTGATGCCGTTCTTTTCAAGCTCACTCGTAATCACCTCCAGAAGTCGTGCGCCCATGAGAATTGTCTTGTGGGATGAAGCTATTACGCCGTCGCTGATATTGCTGTTTATTTCTATTGCTTCATTTTCACCATTCGCGCTAACTTCGGATATGTTATTTTCACTCTCCTGTTTCAGCGCTTTTTCTGCCATCCGGATGCGTTCCTGCGTTGCGGAGTTTGGGCTAAGTCGATAAACCTGTCTGGCATCTTCCAGAAGCAGGGCGATAATGTGCTTCAGTTCTGTTTCGTTCATAGTTAACTCCGGTAGTTGCAATTTATTAATATCAGGCGGTCAGCTCTTTAAGCTTCTGAACTGCTTTATTCATTTCATCCATACAGTCGATGAATTCGTCCAGTTTAAGCTGCATTTTTCCGGCGGCCTGAAGAATTTCAAGTTTTAAGGGCGCAAGTTTTTTGTTGAATACATCATCTTCCTGGCGTTTTTTCTCCGCAATTTCGGCGGCTTTCAGCAATTCTTCCGCCTGCTTTCTGAGTATTTCTGGTGAAGGTGAAACTGCTTTTAGGTTATTCATTTCAGGTTCCTGTTGTTGCAGAATTAATTTGTTGCATTCTCTGCGTGAGCGTTTCATTGCAGATTCGCACTTCTTGCAATAAATGGCTCTCCCGTCACGTTTGCTGGCATCTGAATAAAAATCATCGACTGATTTTGTCTGCCCGCATTTGGTACATAATTTTGATTGAAGGTCCTTAATGATTGTGACGTTTCCTTCCCGTTTGGGATATCCATATTTTTTGTGGCGGAAAAAGGTTACTCCGTTACCAGAACCTTCTTTTCTGACCTTAAATACAATGATGCTTTCCCGTTTATCGATAAAATCGATGAGCTGGTTTCTCTCTTTTCCTGACAGTTCGGCAAACGTCTTAACTTTTTTTGTAACCTCCGTAAGGCGAACACCATCAGGCATTTTTTCAACGAAGTTTTTAATCTCTGCAAGCGGACGCCATAATTTTTGCGGCAAAACTGAAGGCGTGGTCATCAATCACCTCGCTGTTATTATTCCTGATTTGCGATAGCCAGCTGCGTAAAGTGCAGTGTTTGGAAGACAAGTAGAGCCTTCATATTTTCTGGTTAATGTCGTTATCGTGACTACTTCAGCTCGCATTGCGGCTTTGCGTTTGCACTGTAAGTACACCCGTGAAGGTGTGGGGCGGTGCAGTTTATCAGCGCTTGATGCCTCCAGACCCTGAAACTCGGCCCTGCGTGCTCTGCGGCGGGAAGCTGCGGTGCCTTTAAATTCTGTTTTTCTGGACATAGATTTCTCCCGAATAAACTTTGGCGATGCAATCTCGAAGCCTCCCCTGAGATGATTGCTTCGGCATTGCACCCGACAGCTTATGCGGTTGGGCGATCTGGCTTTGCAGCCACGTAGTCGAGTGTTCGACGTTGTTTAAAGAGCTTTCCAATTGGGGCCGCGTTGTTATCGGTGACCTGTTGGCAAAATGATTATTAACTGCTGGTTAGTGTTAGTCAATAACCAAAAGTTAAAATTATTGTGGGAGAATTCTATGTTTTTGATTTTTAGTTAATTATTATTGCTTGTTCGGTGAGCGACGGTTATCAAGTATGAAGGGGTATAGAAGCTAGGATAGATGAGTTTTGGCTAGCTGGGTTAATAAAAACCCGGCTCTGAGGCCGGGGGAGAGGGGCTAAAGCAGAACTGAATACCAGAAAACTTTTCCGATAATCTCCACGCTTTGAGTATCTGCTTCTTCGTCAGGGTACTCTTCACTGTTATAACTGCGTATGATTAGCTTTCCACCGGGGCGTCTGTACAATAGTTTTATACGCTTCAGTTTTTCATCACCGACACCAGGCTGTGCGATGGCGTAGAGTTTGCCGTCAACAATACGTTTGTTGTTTGTGTCTACTGCGATTGTTGTTCCATCTGGTATCACGGGCTCCATGCTATCACCAGTAGCCGGAAAACAAAGCACACCAGAACCATCACTGTTAGCTCCGACACGGCGCAGGGTTGCTTTTGAGAAGCGTAATTTAAAACCATTATGATCTTCGCAATGAACTCTTCCGTCACCGCATGCAAACTCAATGTCTTTCAGATATGGCACCTCAACTTCATCATCTCGTAGTGGTGTATTTCTGTCCCAAGTTTCAAGGGAACCCCATTCTGATTCGTTTGGAATTGAAGGTCGCTGTTTTACGGATGGCTCGTTACTGCCATACTCCAACCACTCCGGCTTCACGGAAAGCCAGTCACTAAGTGCCAAAATACTTGTTTTTTCTGGAATTGATGCAGAATTAAGCCATTTCCAGATCCCCGGTTCAGAGATATCAATGCCTCGCAGTTTCATTGCATTCTGAATCCGCTTAGCCTGACCGCGTCCGCCCACGCCTGCATCTAATAATGCCTGTAGTAGTCTCTTTGAGAACGCTTCTTTTAGTTCATCTTTTTTAACCATACGTTAATTATCAAACATAGTTGACATAACTGTCAGCTAATAGTTAACATTAACTCGAAGTTAACTAAATTAATGGATAGCAGTATGAATCCGATACAATTCGCAGTAAAAGCTGTTGGTGGTCAAACAGTCGCTGCCCGTTTATGCGGGTTGTCAAATGTTGCAATTCATAAGTGGGTTAAAAACGGAGCGTTACCTCGCACCGAATACACGATGAAAACCAACTATTCGGAAATTCTCGCCAATGCATCTGATGGCAAATTTACCGCCGAATGGTTACGCAATGTAGCGAATCCTGATCGTCAACGATAAGCTCAATTAACACTGCTCTTTTCACAATGGACATTCGTCCTACGTCGCTGAAAAGCGAGTCCCAAGATATCTGACCAACTAAGGCCATATGCGTTTCCACGCATACCTTTCAACTAACTATTCACTATTTGGAATCATAAGAAATGTCACAAACAAGTTACAGCAAACTGTCGCAGCGCGATATCGATCGCGCTGAAACGGATTTACTTATCAACCTGTCAGCTCTGACGCAAAGGGGACTGGCGAAGATGATTGGCTGCCATGAATCGAAGGTCAGTCGTACCGACTGGCGATACATCGCGGCGATTTTATGTGCGTTCCAGATGGCATCTGATATCAGTCCGATCAGCCGGGCTTTCCAGCATGCCATTAACGTTCATGCAAATAAAAAACGTCCGGTTGGGGCCGGACGTTCTGAGCAAATCCTGATGAATATCTGATATTCAGGCAGGGCATGGAGCAATACACGGGAATAATTCTGCCACATCTGGAAGAATTTCGCCAGCAACAACACCAACCGCAGCAGCCTGAAGCCGATTGGGTTAACCCGGAGATACCGGGACCGTCTGTGAAGATGTGCAGTCACACCAATGTGCAGTCACACCAACCGCAGCAGCCTGAAGCCGATTGGGTTAACCCGGGAGATACCGGGACCGTCTGCGGTATGGAGTAAATCTTGTATGCGAGGGGACTATGCGTAATTACGCAACAATTTCACCTCAGTTCTGGTTAGGCGATACAGGGCGAAAACTAAGGAAGTCTGGTCCGGAATGTATGGTAGTGGCGTTGTATATGATGACCTCGCCTCATTCCAATATGCTGGGCCTTTATTACCTGCCTGTTTTGTACATTGCTCACGAAACCGGACTTGATCCTGAAGGGGCTTCTAAGGGGCTTCAAATGGCTTGCGAGGCTGGTTTTTGCAGCTATGACCATGATTCTGAGGTTGTATGGGTGCATGAAATGGCAGCATGGCAGGTTGGTGAATCGCTGAAACCTGGCGATAACCGTTGTGCTGGGGTAAGAAATGAATATTCCGCGTTGCTGGAAAATCCTTTTTTATCATCATTTTATGATAGATATAAGGATGATTTCCACCTGGATGTCAGACGTGAATCATGTCGGAAAATTGAAGCCCCTTCAGAGCCCCTTTCAAGCCAAGAACAGGAACAGGAACAGGAACAGGAAAGAGATAAAACCCTTCTGGTCCATGGCGAAAAAATCGCCACGGACCCACTGGTGGATTCTTGTCCCGTTCTGACTGAACGTCCAGGACCAGCTGGCATGACACCGGAAGCAGATTCCGGGCGTTGTGTGCAGCAGGTGCTGCTCGTCGAACCGGAGCAACAACACCAACCGCAGCAGCCTGAAGCCGATTCCGCGATGAGCGGGAAGCCGATTGGGTTAACCCGGGCGATGCCGGGACCGTCTGCGGGACGAGTTGATTATCCTGACGTGTTCGAACGGGTCTGGCGTGAATATCCGCATCGGGCAGGGTCAAACCCGAAGAAATCCGCGTTCAATGCCTGGAGGGCCAGATTACGCGAAGGGGTGTCACCGGATGTCGTGCTGGATGGCGTGAGGCGTTACGCAAGATACCTGGAGGCTACCGGGAAAGCGGGAACTGAATTTGTTCAGCAGGCATCGACGTTTTTTGGCCCGAACAGGAATTTCGAAAATCCGTGGGCGCTGCCGAAGGCTGGCGCAGTCAGCCTGCGTTGCGTGAATCACATTTCTGAACCGGACACCGAAATTCCGCCGGGTTTCAGGGGGTAATCAGCCATGAAAAACATTTCGACAGGAGGGATTCTTGAACGGGTGCGCCGTCTGGCACCACCGCACGTGGCAGCACCGTTCCGGACGACCGACGAATGGCGGGAATGGCAACTGGCTGAGGGCCGGAAGCGCAGCGAGGAAGTTAACCGCCAGAATCACCAGACGCGGGTTGAAAAAATCCTGAATCGTTCGGGCATCCAGCCGCTTCACAGGAAGTGCTCATTCGGGAACTACCGGGTGCAGAACGACGGTCAGCGCCATGCTCTGAGTCAGGCAAAATCCATCGCGGCAGAACCTCTCTAAAGCGGACAAAACCAACCCCGTCAGTGTTGGATTTTTTATGCCTGTTATTCAGTGATAGCACAATGTGCTGTCACATCCCCGAACAATGTCGGGAGGGCGACGAATACAACACCCGTAAGGGGAATAAGTCCGCGGTTCTTTAGGCCGTTCTGAACCTCCCGACACCACTATCAGAGGTGGTAATTTCAGAAAAAGCTAAAGGAGGTCGTTATGACCATGCAACTCGCTGTAGAATCCCTCGTCGTCGTTACTTACTCTAACGTCCCTGTAATAACAACAGGGTTATTGGCAAATCTATACAAAACTGAAGAAAAACATATACGGCAGAACTTCAAACGTAATGAATGTCGTTTCATTGCAGGAAAACACTTCTTTAAAGTAAGTGGCTGTGAACTTGATAGTTTGCGAACCTCTCAAAGAGGTTTACAAATTTCCCCAAAAACCCGCTCCCTCATCCTCTGGACAGAACGCGGAGCAGCCCGTCACGCAAAAATGCTCGAAACTGATCAGGCATGGGAAGTGTTCGAAAAACTGGAAGACTGCTATTTCAGCCAGGGAAAAACAACACAAACCGAACAGCAGTCGCAGATTCAGCCACAATTCACAGCCGAGGAAATCATCCTCCTTTGCTACATGCAGCTCTGGATGGAAAAAGCCCAGGACCTCAGCAAACACCTGTATCCCATCATGAAAGAGCTGAATTCATCATACACGAACAAGCTGTATGACATTGCGTTTGAGACTATCTACATGGTGACGAAGAACAAGGAAGCACTACTGCGGGAGGCGGCACAGCTTGACCAGTCAGGTTTCGTTGTCCAGCGGGCCAGACCAATGCTGAAAAGCCTGCGGGCAAGACAATTTGAATTCTGAAACTAAAGGAGCTTCGGCTCCTTTTTTGTTGGGAAAATCCAATGAGAGGGAATAATGAACCAGACTATCTTCCTCCGAAGTAAGCAGCAGCAACAATTTGCCATTAACGCCATCCTTGCAACAACTCTCGATAAAGACAAACCCGTTACGATCCGCATCACCGATTACAAGCGGAATCTTGATCAAAATGCCAAATTTCACGCGATGGTCGCGGATATCTCCCGACAGGTTCAGTGGTATGGCAGGTGGCTAAAACCAGAACAGTGGAAAGTTTTGTTGATCAGCGGTCATGCCGTGGCGACAAAACAGGAAGCTGATGTTTTGCCAGGTCTTGAAGGTGAATACGTCAATATCCGCGAAAGCAGTGCGCAGATGAGCGTGAAGCGTATGGCAAGCCTGATTGAGTACACAACTTCCTGGGCTGTGGAGCAGGGGATCAGATTTACCGACAGGAGGTACGAATGAGACGAAAGCGACGAAGCATCACCGATATAGTCTGTGAAAACTGCAATTACCTTCCAACGAAACGCTCCCGAAATAAACCCAGGCCAATCCCCAACGAATCTGACGTTAAAACCTTCAATTAAACGGCTCACCTGTGGGATGTCCGTTGGCTCAGACGTCGCGCAAGATTTAATAGTCATTCCGGATAGTTCAATGTACGAGGAATAAGATGATGGCAAACCTACGCAAAGAAGCGCGTGGCAGAGAATGTCAGGTACGGATTTACGGCGTATGCAATGGCAATCCTGAAACTACAGTTTTGGCGCATTACCGAATGGCTGGAATTTGCGGAACGGGAATGAAGCCAGATGACCTGTTGGCTGCATGGGCCTGTAGTGACTGCCATAATGAAATCGATCGCCGTACTCGCATTCTCGACAACAACGACGCCAGACTTTACCACCTGGAAGGCGTGATCAGGACGCAGGCGATACTGCTGAAGGAGGGGAAAATTAAGTCATGAATGAATATGAGTTTGTGCTTCCCTGGCCGCCGACGGTGAATACCTACTGGCGAAGACGGGGAAGCCAGTACTACATCAGCGATAAAGGCCAGAAATACCGAAAAGACGTACAGCAAATCATCCGGCAACTCAGATTAGACATTTTCACTAAATCACGACTTCGCATCACAATTATTGCTGAACCACCAGATTCCCGCCGTCGCGACCTCGATAACATCCTGAAAGGTTTACTCGACTCTCTTATCCACGCCGGATTTGCGGAAGACGACGAGCAATTCGATGACATTCGCGTAATTCGCGGCGTGAAAGTGCCTGGCGGTAGAGTGGGGATAAAAATCACCGAACTGGAGAACATTTGATGAATGCTAAAATTCAAACGATACCTGAATTACTGATCTGCACCAGGGGAAATCAGACAGAAGTCGCCAGAATACTGAACTGTAGTCGCAACACGGTCAGAAAATACACTGGCGATAAAGAAGGAAAAAGACACGCTATTGTCAACGGTGTTCTTATGATTCATCGCGGATGGGGTAAAGATACTGATGCGTGATATCCGGCAGGTTCTTGAGCGCTGGGGTGCATGGGCGGCAAATAACTATGAGGATGTTACATGGTCGCCCATTGCTGCCGGATTTAAGGGACTGATCCCCGAAAAAGTAAAATCACGTCCACAGTGTTGTGACGATGACGCGATGATTATATGCGGGTGTATGGCTCGCCTTAACAGGAACAACAGCGATCTGCATGACTTGCTGGTTGATTATTACGTGTTGGGGGAGACGTTCATGGCGCTGGCACGGAAACATGGGTGCTCTGACACCTGTATAGGTAAACGCCTTCACAAAGCGGAGGGGATTGTTGAAGGCATGCTGATGATGCTGGGAGTGAGGCTTGAGATGGATCGGTATGTTGAGCGTGAATTGCCGGGAGGGAGAACCTCTGTATTTTATCAGCGAAAAAATAGTTTACGATCGTAAAAATCTGCATATCATGATAAGAGTGGTTACATTGCCACGCTGCTTAACCCGCCGATGCGCGGGTTTTTTTGTACCCAGAATCCTGTGAGCTATACGGAAAGTACACAGAAAGGAAGGTGCGACCACAATTAATAACAAAATCTTAAAAATCGCACATGGCACTATTAGTTTTCTAAATATTGTGTATTTTTTGTATTGCAGGATGACCCTGTAACGAAGTTTGCGTAACAGCATTTTGCTCTACGAGTTTGCCAGCCTCCCCAGTGGCTGGCTTTTTTATGTCCGTAACATCCTGTGTATCAATAAATGTTGTTGTCTACGTACGTCAAGTAGCCGCATGAGATCTGACCAGATATGTTAAGGTTGCAGCTCTCTTTGAATATAATTATCATTTTCATTACGTTATTGTTACGTTTATCCGGTGCGCCGTAAAACGCCGTCCTTCAGGGGGTGGAGGATGTCAAGAATATAGTTATCGTATGGTGCTCAAGGAGTATTGTGTAATATGAAAATAATTATTTTTAGAGTGCTAACTTTTTTCTTTGTTATCTTTTCAGTTAATGTGGTTGCGAAGGAATTTACCTTAGACTTCTCGACTGCAAAGACGTATGTAGATTCGCTGAATGTCATTCGCTCTGCAATAGGTACTCCATTACAGACTATTTCATCAGGAGGTACGTCTTTACTGATGATTGATAGTGGCACAGGGGATAATTTGTTTGCAGTTGATGTCAGAGGGATAGATCCAGAGGAAGGGCGGTTTAATAATCTACGGCTTATTGTTGAACGAAATAATTTATATGTGACAGGATTTGTTAACAGGACAAATAATGTTTTTTATCGCTTTGCTGATTTTTCACATGTTACCTTTCCAGGTACAACAGCGGTTACATTGTCTGGTGACAGTAGCTATACCACGTTACAGCGTGTTGCAGGGATCAGTCGTACGGGGATGCAGATAAATCGCCATTCGTTGACTACTTCTTATCTGGATTTAATGTCGCATAGTGGAACCTCACTGACGCAGTCTGTGGCAAGAGCGATGTTACGGTTTGTTACTGTGACAGCTGAAGCTTTACGTTTTCGGCAAATACAGAGGGGATTTCGTACAACACTGGATGATCTCAGTGGGCGTTCTTATGTAATGACTGCTGAAGATGTTGATCTTACATTGAACTGGGGAAGGTTGAGTAGTGTCCTGCCTGACTATCATGGACAAGACTCTGTTCGTGTAGGAAGAATTTCTTTTGGAAGCATTAATGCAATTCTGGGAAGCGTGGCATTAATACTGAATTGTCATCATCATGCATCGCGAGTTGCCAGAATGGCATCTGATGAGTTTCCTTCTATGTGTCCGGCAGATGGAAGAGTCCGTGGGATTACGCACAATAAAATATTGTGGGATTCATCCACTCTGGGGGCAATTCTGATGCGCAGAACTATTAGCAGTTGAGGGGGTAAAATGAAAAAAACATTATTAATAGCTGCATCGCTTTCATTTTTTTCAGCAAGTGCGCTGGCGACGCCTGATTGTGTAACTGGAAAGGTGGAGTATACAAAATATAATGATGACGATACCTTTACAGTTAAAGTGGGTGATAAAGAATTATTTACCAACAGATGGAATCTTCAGTCTCTTCTTCTCAGTGCGCAAATTACGGGGATGACTGTAACCATTAAAACTAATGCCTGTCATAATGGAGGGGGATTCAGCGAAGTTATTTTTCGTTGACTCAGAATAGCTCAGTGAAAATAGCAGGCGGAGATTCATAAATGTTAAATACATCTCAATTCAGTCAGTTGTTGCCGGTCTGATAATAGATGTGTTAGAAAATTTCTGCATGGTGAATCCCCCTGTGCGGAGGGGCGACTGGTGAACGGTATGATCTCTTTGATGATCGTAAGCGAGAATACGCGGGTTTGGTGGCACCAGACCGAACTCACCGGGAGGCACCCGGCACCATGCAGTATTCAGAGATTAGGCATATATCCAGGCTCCTCATCGCAGGAGCCTTTTTACATGCAAAAAAAACCGCTCCTGGGAAGAGCGGCTGGCAAGAAGAAACAATATGAACAATTAATTAACGATGGGAATAATACCTTAGAGTAATCACCTTGCGCAACTGTAAGGGCATATTTCATCTTTGCGGGCTGTTTTTCTGTGTGGCTTCTGTGTTTCCGGAGGGCAGCCTGTACCTTTTCTGACTCAGAACATTATCCCGGCCGGGAGGATTCATGGCATTTAAACACTACGATGTGGTCAGGGCGGCATCGCCGTCAGACCTTGCTGAACGAATAACTCAAAAACTGAAGGAAGGGTGGCAGCCTTATGGTAGTGCGCTGATTTCGACAGCTGGTTATGGTGCAGAGTTTATCCAGCCAGTTGTGAGTGAGGGGGAGCTTCCCTCACTTGCAGAGTCAGGCAATCACCCGCATGTTTCAGCGAAGCCTGAAGCAGCGCCGGAATATTACTATGTGATTGCGCTTGCCGGTCAGTCCAATAGCATGTCATACGGTGAAGGTCTTCCGTTGCCGGAGACATATGACCGCCCGGACCCGCGTATTAAGCAGCTGGCGCGCCGCAGTACGGTGACACCGGGCGGTGCAGCATGCAAATATAACGACATCATTCCGGCGGACCATTGTCTGCATGATGTGCAGGACATGAGCCGCCTTAACCATCCGAAAGCGGACCTGTCAAAGGGGCAGTACGGAACCGTGGGGCAGGGGCTGCATATTGCCAAAAAATTGCTGCCGTTTATACCGGCGAATGCGGGCATTCTGCTGGTTCCGTGCTGTCGTGGTGGTTCAGCGTTCACCACCGGAGCTGATGGCACATACAGTGACGCGAGTGGTGCCTCGGAGAATTCAACCCGCTGGGGTGTGGACAAGCCGCTGTACAAGGACCTTATCGGTCGAACAAAAGCAGCACTGAAGAAGAACCCGAAAAATGTGCTGTTTGCCGTGGTGTGGATGCAGGGGGAATTTGATTTTGGCGGTACGCCGGTAAATCAC